CAATATCAGCAGTTGCTGTTGTAGTTGTTATTCCAGTACTATCTTTACCTGATGCCATCGAAGCTCTGCCTCGATCAATATCTTCATCAGTTATTTTATATTTTAAATATGCCTGAGAAACACCGTCAAAATGTCTTTCTTGAAAAAATTGAACTGCGTCATCTATAATATCATCTACTTGCTCATCAGCAACATTAATTTCCAGCACGGGAGCACCCAATTGCCTTCTACAATAATCCGCTAATTCTGATCTACTTGATGGAGATGCCATTTATACAATTACCCCTTGATGTATTTATGGTGCGGAAGCTATACCAGTATAAACCATAATATTTCCATTTACGATATTATAAATTGATGCTCCAGAACTTACTAAAACATTATATTCATATCTTCCTTCCGAAAGACTTGTAGTTGCAGTAGAACCCAAAGATATTTCAAAAATACCCCCACCAGCACTTGTAAACCCTACTGTAAAGGTTCCTGCTGCTACTGTTGTTGCTGCTACACCAGCACTCTTTTGCATTTGAGCAGATCCTGTCCAAACTGATGTTGTAGTTAATCCTTGAAAATCAAAAGCAACATCAGAAGTATCAACTACATTAAATGTAGTTTTAAAATCTGTACCAGTATAAAGTGTTAAATTAGCAGCATATGGTACACCTGCTGATGGGTCAAATGTTAAATTTTTACTTGCCATTGACCAGTTCCTTTAATAGAGATTTTATTTCACCAATCTCACCTTTTAAATTAGCAAGATCTTGTTCCATAGATTCCACTCTTTCATTTTTTAGATTTTTTGCACTTCTAGATGCAATGTAATGTTGATAATCCAAAGAATTTACATTGATAATTGTACCTGTATGAGGATCCCGTGCGAGATCCTTATGTCCTTCAATATTGTAAGGTTCCATATTAAGCAAGAGCCATTACACGTAAATCCTTAACCTTTGGTACAAATACTTGATTTGTTGATGTTAATAGAAGTTTTATTCTATAATATCTAAAGGTTGGTAATTTATCTGCTGTGTATGTAAACTCTTTGAATGATGCATTATCACCAAATCCATATTGACTTGATGGAATAATAGTCCTATCAGGTAATCCATCACTATTTTCTTGAGTAATCATTTCACCTCTACTATTCAAATTATCAAATCCAGGGAAAGGTGTAAAAATTGGTTCAAATCCAGGATCATTTCCAACAGCATAGAATGCTCTAATTCTAGCATATGGATTTACATGACCAGATAATATTATTTTAATTGAAGTCGCAGGACTTTCTAATTGGAGTTCTTTTGTAATATATTGGCAAGAAGTAGGATCATCAGTAATAGTTTTTACTCTACTATCAGTAGTATAGTCACTAACCACACTATTTACTCTATTATTTGTAAGAATAGTGCTTACTCTTTGACCATCAATTACTGGACTTACTTTAGGATCAACAGTAGAAAGAGTTAATCTCATTTGAAGAGACTTATTACCCTCAAGTTGATCTAATTTTTCATCTTCATTAATTTTAGAGTAAATTGCTCTTGGTGTATCAAGATAATTTGGTTCACCTATTGCAATAGTTTCAAATCCCTCATCAAGATATGGAATTTCATCCCCACTAATGCTTGGTGCAGAAGTAGTTCTTACTTCACATGATATATTAGTTCCTGTAGTAGTAACATTTTCAACTATTGGAGTAATAATTTCAAATGGCATATTTTGTGTTGCCTTTGTTTGATATCCACCACATGACTTAGTTTGATTCAAGTATAATTTAGGGAATCCAACATCATTACTTCTATCATCATTAATAGTACCAATTCCAGTCATATCAAGTTTGATATTATAAGAATCAAAAGTAATTGCTCCAGAAGTAGCGGTTGCTGTGGTAGTTGAAAGTCCGTGAGTTGTGTTTATTCTCTTTAAACTAACTCCACCAAGTTCATACTTATAAACAGGTGTTCCTACAGAGTAATCAACTTTATCATCACCTCTAGCAGAAATAGTAATTACATTACCAGTTACATTGTTATATTCAATAAGTTCTTTTCCAATCTTAACATAACCTCTATTGGTTGTGCCAACTCCAACATTTTCAAAATTTGTAAATGAGGTTGCATCATCAACAGTAAATGAAGATTCATTGCTAGTTTCTAAAGCAATACTTAATTTAGTTGGTTTAATATCAGATTGAATATCAGATAATTTAACTCTATTTTGAGTAGAATACATTCCATGATTCTTATGGTTCACCTGAATATGTAAACCATCAGATTCAACATCAATAGAACCAATCTGAACATCTCCACCATGACTATAATTTAATTCAGTTTTAATTCCAGAACTATTTGTATAGAAGAGAGTATTAGCAGTACCAACAACAAATTCACCTTGAACATTATCAATAGTCAATTCATTAGTCATTCCTATACCAGTAATACTAAATCTAGCATTACGTCCAACAGTTCCACTACCACCAGTGGAAATTCCAATAGTAGTAATACCAAGAACATCACCTACAGAATATCCCGTTCCACCATTAGTGATAGTAGCAGCAGCTGCAACTCCATTATTAACATAGACATTAGCAACTGCTCCCTTTCCAGTACCAGTAATTGTTTCTAAATTTACACTAGCAAAGGTTTGATTTCCATCAAGAGGTGTATAACCAATACCAGCATTAGTAATACTTAAACCAGCAGGAATAATAGATCCACCAGCACCAACAATATTACCTTCAGCCATTGTTCCATCTTGAATGATGGTATTACCTAATTCATAACTATCACCAACAGTTGTTCCTAGTCCAACTCTTATTTTTCTAGAACTTAGAATTATTGAATCTGGTGCTAATGTAGGAATTTGATTATTTCCTTCAGTTAATTCTGGATTATAGAATTCAATAGTACCTGATGTTTCAAATTCTGCTCTATAAAGAGTAAACTTAAGATCTTCCCATTGACTTGGTTCCCATGTAGAAGCATTTTGTGACTTAAAGAGAGAACCTAAGTATGGTTGGTTAGAAATAAATGTATCAGTTAATAGATCAGTTTCACCAATCCTTGAGATATAAACACTATATTTTGTTGAGTTGGATGCAAGAGCAATTGCATATTCAGTACTATCACCCTCAAGATAAACAGGTGCTTTAAATTCAATTGTAGTTGCAACAGATCCATCTGCTGAAGTATTAACTTCTGCTGGATCTAATACAATTTCAGAGAAAGGAAGTACGTGTTGTGTTGGTAATCCATTCTTCATAGATCTGATTTGGAATACCACAGGTATATCCATATCATCTTTAGTCCTGAAGAATACATCACATTTGGTGACAAATATTCCACCAGTATCTTCTACTAAGAATGATTGAGCAAGAGGATCATACCATCCAATAATTTGTTGCTCTACAGATTCATTAATTACTTCAGATCCAACAACTTCAGTTCCCAGAGTTCTATTAACATTTTGCTCTTGGAATTGTTGTCTTTGTTCAACTCTTGCATTTCTAACAGATATAATATTTTCCTGAACTGATTCTAATGTTCCAGCTGATGTAAATGTTTCATCTGCAAGAGTAGTAGCATTATCTGGATTATTTTCAGGATCATTAGTTAATGAAAGAACTTTACTTCCTGTTTCAAATCTTGGGAAACTAATATTATTAGGATTAGGAATATAAAAAGATCCACCACAGAATGCACCAATATCAGAAAGAAGTTGAACTTCTTCAATAGTTGCAATTGCTCCACTACTTTGACCTCTTAAGACCATTCCTGCTTCAACCCATCCAAAATATTCTCCCTGTGGTTCATTAGATAATGAGAATGTATCAACATTCAACACATTAGAAGTGGAAGAATAAGATGAAGGGAAACTCTGATTTGTATAAGGATTTTCTGAAAAAGTTTTTGTAGGAACATTATATGGACCTTCCTTATGATTGGATTGAGCAACCCTAAAAGCAATTGAAGGTAAACTTTCAGCAGTTATCTGACTAAGACCAGTTGGATTAACCATTCCTATAACTTTTTCACCAACCTGGAAAGTTCCAGATGTCATACTAATTTGAAGAATCTTAGGTACACAATACTTAGTAACATCCTGCCCATCAAAGAAAGCATAAAGTTTTGTTAGAGGTTTTACTCTCTTAGCAATAAATTCAACATTTCTAGATCTCATAAATGGAATTAGATCCCTACTTACAACTCTATCACCAACAGATGTTCTCTCAAATGATTCAGTAACTAATGTCTGAGTACCTGTCCTATTCTCAACACCTTGTTCGGTTGTAGTTCGTGTTGTCTCTCTAGTTACTCTATTAACTGTCTCTCTAATTCTTCTAGCAGGGTTTCCAAATCCACCACTAAATTGGTTAATCCAACCACCCATTCCAAAGACACGAGTTTGATTAGAAATAACAGTATCTCTTGTATTGTCATTAGTAGTTGTTCCAGTCCATGTAGTCTGCCATGAACCCCATACAACAGGACCAAATCCTGTCTGTTCGTCTATTTCACCATTATCAACCATTCTATTAAAGACAGAAGTATAATCACCTTCAACATTAATAATCTTAGGTTGTAATCTAGCAGTATCAACCCAAGTATCAGATGCAGGTGTTATTTCCATAGTTCCTTGCCAGAAACTAATTAAGAAAGGAGTAACACTTTCAGATCTGGTTGCAAAACTCTGCTTTAACCATTCAACTTCAGAATAATCTAAAGTTATAATATCATTTTTCTTCCTTACATTTATTCCTTCAATTGTAGCAAAATTAAGATCATCTGTAGGATCATTGCCAACAACTGGACCAAAAATTAAATCAACAGAGTTAGTATAATGTCGTGGTCTTAATTCTTTGTTTTTTGGATCAATACTATTATTAATAGGAGTAGCTTGCTCTTGAGTTTTAAATCCAGTAAAGTTATCAACAAAGAATCCAGATTTAAACCTATTCAATCCATCATTATCAGCAACAAACATATTTGCTGTATTGGTTTCTAATAAAGAAAGAGTTGTATAATACTCAAGATTTTTAATTCTATTCTCAAGATTTTTAATATCCTGCATCGTAAATCTCTTACGATCTAAGAAATCAATTTGAGCTCCAGCAACATTATAAAGATAAGGTGGAAGTCTAACAGTTGCTATTTCAATAGCACCATCAACAGGAACAGGTTTTTGTGGATCTTCTCCAGGATCTCCATATTTTATTTGGAATTTACCTTCCTTACTTAAAAATATTCTATCAATTCTTCCAAGATAGAATGAATAATCAATTGTTATAGATTCATCAGATGCTAATATATTGGGAGCAGAGTTTCCAGATGCATTAAAGTTTCTTCCTTTAAATTCAAGTGGAGATCTATCCCCTTCAGATACAGATGCTATTTGAGTTGCTCTTGGTCTGATATCAATCATATCAGAGTTAGAAGTACCATTTAATTTTGGTATATCTATTCCATAATCATATTGATTATAAGAATTGGCAGTTATAAAATCACCATTATCACCACCATCAAAAGATCCATTAGAATAATATATTTTTATTTTCTTAGATGGAGAATCTGAATCAGATTTTCTTTTGATTGATCCAATATTGTAAATACTAGATTGTTGTCCATCTACAAAAGAGAAGTTTGGAGATATATCAAAACTTGGTGAATCTAAAGATGAAACTATTGCATTAGCACCAGATTCTTGGAAGTTTACAATTTCTCCTTCTTTAAATAAATGCTCATTTTGATAAATTACAGTAATTTGACTGTCACTTGGTTTTTCTGCTACCATAGCAACAGCATCACTAGATTGTCCAATTAATTGTTCACCAATAATTAATTCATTTGTTGTTGTAGATTGTGTTGCAATAGAAGCTAAATTAATTTTTGGTGATGATGGATCACTTGTATCAGCTGATTCATATATTGCCAATACTTCTATAATATCAGCATCATTTATAGAAATATTTTTATCTTGAACTCTTGTTCCATATGGATAAGTACCATAAGTTAATCCATCATTTAATGTCGTAGTTCCTATTCCAGAAGCAGCATCTTTAGAGTAATTAACAACTATAGACTTAACTCTATTCCTTATTTTTTCTTTTGCTTTTGGCTTTTCCTTTTTAATAGTAGCAATCAAAGTTGCTCCTTTATTTGCAGCAGGAGGATCAGTTAAACCACGAATTTGGCAAGTATTTCCAGACCCAAAATCAAACTGATCTGCTGTTAAATCATGAGTCTTACCATCTGCACCAATCAAAGAATATCTCTTTGGAGTAAATGGTTGGAATGATTCGTTTGTTGGTATAGTTGGAAGAGGAGTCTCCAATCTCCCATCACTAATATTAACAGGGAAAGTTTTTCTTATAACAACTGATGCACCCGTTAAATCAACATTTGATATATTTGTCTTAGAAAGTCTTGTAACTAAAGTATTATCAGTAGAAACATCAAATTGAGTTGCTAGAACTTTTAAATCACTTACATTTTTAAATGCTGCTGCTGTTGTAATACCAGTTAATGATTCTCCTTCTGAATTTAGACCAACAACAGGTAATCCACCATTACATACTCCAGGAACAGTAGCCACACCAACAACAGAAACTGAATTTGAAGTTACACTAACTACTCTTGTTAAAATAGGATCTTCTGATATACTAAGATCACTATACTGAATAAGATTACCAATAGTAGTAATACCTGGGAAATTAGGATTAGTACTTTTTATTAAAGTTCCTGCTGCTCCTTTGTCTATACCAACAGTAGCAATACCAACATCAAATAAAGTAGATGGAATTATATTTGCACTAAACGTATTAAGACCAATATTATTATCATCAGTTCCATAAAGAGACTTAACATCAGAAACTGTATAATCAGTAATTCCTATTGCGGTTCTACCATTATTAATTCCATTAATAATTAATGGTTCATTTGCAATAAAATTACCATTTTTCTCATATACAGTTAACCCTACTCCAGAAGTAACAGAACCTACAAGAAAAGCAGTAGCCCCACTATTCTTTCCTTCAATAAAAGCAGGAACAGATTGAGTAATGGGTTGATTTAATTCAATTTCACTAAAAGTTTGTACATCATATAATGAAATGTCCCATTGATTTTTAGCTCTATCACTTTCTGCAACTTCATAAGTTCCTGATTCGAGTCTAAAATCATATACTCTTGCAAGACCAATTTCTTGTCCTGGAGCACTTTCAGAGTTTACACCAACTCTTTCATCCCTTAAACTTAGAACATATGTACTACCAATACCTACTGTCGGAGTTCTAAAAACACTATTAATTTTAAATGTGGGACCAGTGTTGTAAATTATTGATTGATTTTTTAAAGTACGTAATTCTCTAGGTTTTGGTACATCGAGGAATGTTGGATTAAGTGTTTCGATTTCATAACCCTTAACATAAGCTTTACCTGGAGCAATTTTATATAATGCTAAATCATCACTTGGAGTTTCTCCACCTGGTGTAAATTGACCTGCTTTAAATACTCCCCTATTTCCTATATTATCATTTAGGGATTCTAAAAGAGTAACATCAAAAGGTCTTACATCATAATTACCACTTTCATCAAAAGTTCTTCTTGCAAGAGTATCAGTTAAATCAAAATTCTTTGAATATACTCCACTAAATCCACCAAGAGCAGCACCTCCAGCAGATCCTTTTCTTGCAGTTTTTAAAACTCCTGGTTGATTATTAGAACCAATAGTTGCTAATTCAACAAAACTATTATCATCAAAATCATCTAGAGGTTTTTGAAACAAACTAAGAGATATTTTTAATCTATCAGCACCTGGTGCAGAATAATTATTAAATCCCTGAGAATTATCATTTAAACTTTCATCTATATCTGCGTTTATTATTTCCTCATTTACATATAAACCAACCCTTGCTTCAGGAGCACTACTATATTGACTAAGTATAAGAGTTTCTTGATTTACTCTACAAAACTGACCTCTAACAAAATATACTCCTTCTTGAATTTGGAAAGAAGATCCAGTTACAGCAGCATTATTAGATATTGTTTGAGCAAATGGAGCACCTGCAGCAATGGCAGTACTACCTAGTAATCCAGAAGTTATTATTTCCGAACATGTTAATTCTTCTCCATCAGAAAATACTTGAGTAGAGTTATTAGATGTATTAGACGTTAAGTAATTTATATAAAGAGTTAATTGTCCCCTTTCAGAATCTTCTGCCAATAAAACTTTATCTACAACAGCAGTTACCCCAGATCTTTGTCCTGTTATTTTTGTTCCAATTAATTGATCAACATATGCACTTACAGGAACTCCTTGATAATTATTATTAATTTGAATACCATAATAAAGTCTATTATATCCAGTATTACCAGGTATTACTTTCGCACCTTCTTTAAAGAAATGTTGACCAAATTTTTCAATTTGATTCTGTAGTATTGATTGAAGAGCAGTTAACTCTCTAGCTTGAACAGGATATCCAGGCTTAAACAAAACCCGATAAAAATCATCCGTCGGATCATAATCGTCAAAATATGGCGATACATTTAAATTGGTTTGCTGTGGCATGATTTTTTAGAACTGCAATACTATTTTGATATCTTCTTTTTGGTTTGTTGACCGAGTAATAGCTGGTCTATTATCAACAAAAATAATATTTCCTGAGTATTTTTTAACTTCGGGATTTGCAACACCTTCAGTAAAACTCTGACCAAGATAATATGTTCTATTATTTAGAGAGGTAGATAGACCTGAAAAACTAGTATCAATCTCCAAAGTAGATCCAGATGAAGGAGTAATTTCTACACTTCCACCAGTGCTAGGAGAAGGTGTAAAAGCATTTAGATTAAATCCATATTGAGGATCTGTTATTCCCGTTCCAACAGTATTAAAACCAGCAAGAGATCTATCTTGCCAATATTTCAATACTCCTGTTGTTTGATCATAATGAACAACTCTTCCCACTGCGGTAGATCCAGTAGCAATTGTTTGAGTAACATAAGAATCTGCAGTAAAAGTAGCAGAACTATAACCAGTTCCAGTCAACCTCAATGCTCCAAGAGCACTTGCTTTATCTGAATTTAAAAGTGATGTAGAATCAAATTGTTGTGGGTTGCAAACAACACCAACTCTTGCAATATCATTACCAACTATAAAATCAGGATTTTCATTATCATTTTCTATTCTAGAATATAATAAAACATTATAAGCACCAAGTTCTCTGTAAATATTAGATCCATGCCCACCTTGAGGGGGAATAATAACATCAAATAAAGGTCTTGTGCTTCCTGTAGGAACACCACCTGCTTCTAAGTCAACACTACCATAAGTGTATCCTGAACCTTGCTTAGAAATAACTACGGTATCTACTTGTTGATCATTAGTAGTTGTAATAGTACATTCTGCACCAGAACCATCCCCTTTAATAGGAACATTGCGATATTCAGTACCACCTACAGGACCAATACTTATTCCTCTATTAGTAATAGTTACAATTTTAATAGATCCATCTACTGCATTATCTCTAACAGAAGCATTATCATTAGACGTTTCCCAATCTCTAGGGACTGGCATAAAATCTGTAGAATCAAATTTTACAATATCAGAAGGTTTAATTGTATAAAGATATTTCCAAATATAATTATCACCACTACTTCCAGCAGACCTTGGTTCTAAATCAGTAAAGGTTGGTTCATCTAATGATGGTCTTCCATTAGGATTATCAGGATCAGTACCATTTTGAAGACACTCATAAACCCTATAATCACTGTTTACAACATAATATGTTGCCGTATACAAATTAGTTGCACCTGAGACAGGAGCTGTATTTGTTCTACTATAATCTCCCCTATACATGTCATAGGTAGTACCTGATGACCATACTCTTTTACTAACAATTTGCTTTACATCAGAAGAATTAATTTTCTTCAATGCAATCATAGTATCCCAATAATCAGTTTCTTCTGAAAAACTATCTTTAGGGGAAGGGGGTGTTGTGTTCCAATCAGTTGCAACATCAGTAGGATTGGGTAATCCAACAAAAGAATAATATGCATTTGTACTAGAACTTACACCAGCGACAAAATTTTTCGCATTCAATATTCTAATCTGATCAGTTATTATAGCAGCCATTTGGACAGAGATTTTTCTTTATTTATTAATGATTTGATCAAGGAGTTTTATATTGCTTATATTTAAGGGAAGCAGATCTTCTTACTACTGGGGAAGTAGAAATTCCACCTGTTCCTCCTAAAGTATATGCGGTATAAGTATTACTCTCAGTTCGGGAAGTTAAATTAACTTTACCCCAACTATATGATCCAAAATAATTACCAGTTTGAATACCAGCACCACTGAAAGATGGCCATTGACCACTCCAAGTATTAAAGTTAGTTACTTTAACAAACACCCTATTAAGATGAGTTGTGCCTATTCCAACACCTGTAGTTCCCACTCCAGTTGGAGCTTGAACTATTTCATAATTATTAACTTCATAAACGTTATTTAGGAATTGAGTTCCCACTCCAATAACAGCACCACCAGTATCAACAGAATTAATTGATGTAGTTGCACTACCAACTGTAGAGTTGTTAACTATAAAGAAATCACCAGTAGATATTCCACTAATAGTAACTGCAGTACCAGTAATATTAGAATCTCTTAAATCTGATGTAAGAGGAATATGTAAGTCAAATATTAATTGATAGTTAGTTGAACCAGCTCCAATTGTAGTAGTACCAAATCCAACAATAATACCAGAATCTCCTTGATAGTAATCAACTTTATTTTCTTCTTCAGACCAAACAGGAGGACTGATAAGAACCATAGGTGGATTAGATGATGTATATCCAGCACCAACACTTGTAAGTGCGATACCAGTAATAGTTCCAGCAGCACCAATTATTGGAGTACCGTAGGCAAGAGTAGATGTTGTACCAACACCAACTTCATTACCACTTAATGACGTAGTAGCAAAACTAACTGTAGCAGTACTATAACCAACACCACCAGTAGAAATAGCAACAGAAGAAATTGTTCCTAGACCAGATACGATTGCAGTACCAGCAGCACCAATCTTATCCTCCTGAGAGATTATCTTAACTTTCTTCTGGAAAGTAAAGTCATCAGATGTTGGTGCTACATTATCAACTTCATCATATGGATCAAAGTATGGTCTTACACTTTCTACATAAATGACAGTTGAACCTATTCCAACAGACTTAATAATAGGTGAATAAGGATTAATAACTGGTTCATAGAGTTCTCTATCTTTACCCACACCCTTCTCATTAATAATTTTATCTTCAGTTTGTCTACACCAATTAATTGGTCTTTCTAACTCAGGATTTGAACTATTACCTGGACCATAATATGGTGGAGTTGAAACAATATCAGTAGAATCAACACTAATAGGAACCCTTGTAGTTTCTTGCAACCAAGTATCTTGAGTTTGCAAACGTCCAATGGTCAATTCATCACCCTGTTTTACAGTTTCAATAATTTTCCTCTCAACAACATCCTGACTACCAGTTCCCTTATAGAAAATAATCTCTATTGTATCACCAATCTTAGGTGCTTCTGTAAATGTTATTACACTACCACCAGGGAACTTATATCCTTTACCAGGAACTTGAGGAATGTTATTAACGAATACTAATAGAAGATCTTGAACATTAATCTTAGATCCCTTTTTAGCAACAATAGAAACTATTTCATTGTTAAGTGATAATCGGAACTCTTGTTTAGATCCATCAATATATCTTTCAATATTATCAAGAACTTCCAATTGACCTACAGACCATCCAGTAAATTCATCACTAAAGACTTTTTCAATATCAACTATAAACTCCGTAAAAGTTTTACTTGGATCAGTTGGAATACCAGTAGTACCACCAATAGGAACTGTTAATTTTTCAAGATTACCATAACCACTACCAGTATTCTGAATAGTAAATTGAACTACACTAGAACCTTGACCAACAACAACATCAATAGTAGCACCATCTCCAATTCCAGCAGATGTGTTACTATAGGTTAGACCAATACCAGAATATGATAATGGATCATCAAATACTACTTTATTATATCCTTCAACAACTCCACCCCTAGCATATTCATGATTTCTAGTTGATATTCCAGTTTGAGTTTCAAACGTCTTACTATCAATAACACGTAAAACTTCACTTCCGTTTGCTGCAACATCAAACTTGCTTCCAGAATTATTAGTTAATCTAGGAGCTATAATTGCAGACTGAACAGATCCCAATCCAACATAGAAAGTTGGGACAGTGGATACTCCAATATTACACTCAAATGTAGTAGTTCCTACACCAACAGCAGTAACTTGTGTTCCTGTATAATAAGGATCTGGTTTTCTAGGATATCTATGTACACTTGCATAATTATCTCTTGAACATCTAAAGGATAAAGATTCAGTTTTTATACCAATACTTTGTCCCTTAAGTAAACTATGACCTGCACCAATACTTACTGTCAATATACCTACAGAAGCATTATATACAGCAGTAGAAATACTATAATTAGTAGTTCTAGATGTTCCTACATTAAGTGTAATAGAAGTAGGTGTTGTTGAAGTAATTCCTAAAGAAGTACTAAACCCTGGATCAGTATATCTTGGATAAGTATGAACCGTTGCATAATCATCCATCTCACATCTAAATTTCAAACTATCCTGATTAACCTTAACAGATTCACCAGCAACAATAAGTCCACCTGTAGTTGCTGAAACAAAGGTATGAACACCTGTATTTGATGAAGGAATAGTATCTAAAACCTGAACCTCAAACTGATTAGTAGTTACACCAGAAATTGGTAGCCATCTAGCACCTACAGCATCTGCTGTACCACCAGCACCAGATCTTGGATAAGTATGATTTGTTGCATGTCCATCCTTAGCACAAGTAAAGGTTAAAGAATCATAAGCAAACCTAATCTTCTCTCCACTTGATAAGGTAACACCCGATCCAACAGTACAAGTCATAATACCAGTTGTTGGACTATACTCAGCATCTGTTACTGTATAGTAACTTGGTCCACGTAAACTATGACTACCAATAGTTAATGTAAGTTCGCCTTGATCTGGGTTGTAAGTTGCATCAGAAACATTGTAACTAACCAAAGTAGACATACCAACGTTAATAGTAATTGTATCGGCAGTCTTAGAAGTAATTGCGGTAGTTATTCCTATTATAGGATCCGTATTACGAGGATATGCATGATTAGAAGTATATCTATCAAATGCACACTTAAATGTTATAGCATTAGTAGAAATTCCAACCGTATCATCAGTTGAATAAGAGTGTGAAGGTATAGTTAGTACTAAATCACCCGTTGAAGCATCGTAGGTAGCATCTGTAGGGGTTGTAGTGCCTATTCCAGTAACAGTTACACCACCAGCAGTAGCACTAACAAATGTGTGAGCATAGTTACCACCAGCAACTACAGCACCAGAAGTAGAACCCACATACCTATGTGCATAAGACCCACCAGCAACTACAGCACCAGAAGTAGCAGATACAAACTGATGAGTAAACTGATCTCCATTAGCAGCATATCCTACATCAATTGCAATATCTCCATCATTATGAGTAAGTCCATCAGCAAGTGCGCTAACAAAAGTGTGAATTCCTGTATTAGTAGAAGGTGCTATTGGAAGGACATTAACTCTAAAAGTATTTGTAGTTACGTTAGAAACAGTTATCCACTTACCAGCAATAGTATCTGATTCTCTAGGATAAGTGTGTGAAGTAGCATGATCATCTTTATCACAAGTAAATGTTAATGAATTAAGTCCAAATTTAACTTTATCACCATTAGAGATTCCATGACTAGCAGATGTGCAAGTCATAATACCTGTAGTAGGATTATAAACTGCATTTGTTATGGTTTTCTTAGTACCATCCTTAGTAATCTTAACTGCTGTGTGATATGCAGGATCTTGACCTCTTGGATAGTAATGAGTGGATGCTCCACCATCTAAACCACATGTAAATGCTAATCCAGTAAAGATAACAACACTCTTCTGTCCACTGGTTGATAATCCATGACCAACAGCAGTCGTAACTGTCATAATACCAGAAACATTATCATAGACCGCAGTATGAATACCAATTCTAGGAGAGTAATCACAAGTAAATGCAATACCTGATAATACTACTTCATCACCAGATGATAATCCATGATCAGTTTGAGTTGTTATTGTAGAAATACCAGTAACTGAACTGTATCCAACATTTGCAACTTTTCTAGGTGAATAGAAAATATGATCTGCATTAGTAACAGCAATTCCTGTAATATGTCCAGTTGTAATTTGTGCTGTTCCTATTCCAATTACATTTGTACCAACTCTACTTAGAGTTTGTATACCAACATTAACCGTTTGAATACCTGCTCTATAACCAGAACCAGTATTACCAATACTAATAGATTTAATGGTTCCACCAGCAGCAACAGTGACTGTTCCACCAGCAGCAACTAAAGGTTGATATCCAAATCCTTCACTAGAACCAACAGAGACTATTATTCCACCTTTAGGTAAATTACCAACATTTACATCAGTTGTAGAACTTGCTGTTCCAGTAAATGAAATTGTTGTAACACCAACAGTAGAATCTTCTGTTATTGTAAACTCATTGGTTGATCCTGGAGTTTGGAATACATCATTAATAAGAACAATAGCAGTATCTGTAACAATTCCAGAAACATTAGATCCATCAGATTTTAAAACAAACTCAGATTTCTTTCCTGTAAATTGAGCAGATAAACTATCAAAAACATAATTTCTATAATATGGTTCATTTGCAGTATCAGGAATACCAGAACGCATAAATATTCTTCCTTCAAAACTAGACCCAGTTGCAATCCCTACCCAATCTCTTGAATCAGGTGCGTTTGTAGACGTACTTAAAGGAACATTACCATAAGGTGCTTCTACAAAATGTATTGTATTATCAACAATATTATAATTACCATCTACCTTAGTGACTAAAGTACCTGTCCCATATCCTGCTAAAGTAGTTCCTGCCCAAGGTCTTCTAACTCTTATAAGATTTGGATTTCCAGTAATACCCAATGCATCAATTCTAATAATTTCATTACCAATCTGAATCAAATCACCACCATAGAATGAAGTAATTCCTGCAAATTCAATAAGATCAGAAGTAGTATATACAATGTCTGCTAAATGTGTGGTTACAGAAGTAGATACGATGGGAGATTGAATAATATTATCTAAAGTAACTAGTGCTTTCTTATTCTGATTAATAGCATTAAAACAGTGAGAGGTTCCAATACCCACACTTGTAAGATCAACCACCTCTGGGACGGTCTGAAGTGCCTTAGCAGCACTTTCTGCAAGCTTAATGGTTTCATCATCAATCTTAACGGCAAATACTTTACTTGGTAATAAAGTAGTTGTACCAACACCAACAAATCCATCAGTGCTTGCTACTCCAATTGCCATAGTATAACCACTACCAGGATTAGTATAAACAAGCTCTTCACCAGTAACAAAGAAATGATTTGGAAGATTGATAGAATTGGTATCTAAATTTAAAACACCAGTACTACTACCATCAAATGGTTTTCTGAAAATTGGATCAGTTTGATGTGATAATCCAAATGCTCTTAATACAGCACTTTCAGTTCCAGTATATTCACCAAATCCACTTTCTATGGCTCCATTATTAAAACTAATAGTATCCTTAGTATCATCCTGAATTCTTTGAGCATTTAAGTATACATTAACTTGCGTATTAATACTTGCTACGGGAGTAAAGAGTAATGAAACAGTTCCTGCAGAAGATACTTTTGTTCCGAATGTTCCAAGTCCACTAGGAGAAACTCCAGATGCAACATTACCAAATTCTATATCATAGGTTTCTGTTGAAGTATCTGATACGTAATCAGTGATAGCAGCAAACTCAAACATTTCATAGACTTGATTTGTAGCGTCAGTAACCTGAATAACTCCATAACCAGCTTCATATTCAACTGGCCACTGACTAACAGTAGTAACACCAGGAGAAGATGAGGAATCAATTGCTGTTGTTCTAGATTCTAATCTTGCATGTTTAAGATCAACTGTTCCAATACCAGTATAAGCAGAATCTGCCATACCAACAAGAATAGTATTAATAACACCAGTTGTTCCTATACCAACATTTGAATTGGCAATAAAATCAACTTTTAATTCTGTTCCATCAATATAACCACGATAAGTTCCTAAACCATTAATAGAATCTGGATCGTTAACAGTAGTCAATCTACCATATTCCATCAAATCAACTTCATCACCATTATGGATGATATTTAATTGATTATATTCATGCTCTTTACCACTAATGTCAGGATTAATATTAATAATTACTTTGGCAGACCTATAAGTACTTGCAATACCTACAATTGTTGTTGTACCTGTTCCAGTACCAATTGTAACACTTTCAGAATCAATTAAAGTTCTACCAATTACAGTACTACCAACACTCAATAAATTATCATCAAGATTGTAGGAAATACTAGAAACAAAATAATCATTAACAGAATATTTTTGTGGATAGAAGTTTAATATTCCATCATTACCAGAAATAGCAAAATCAAAATCACCTTGTTCATAAGTTGTCTCAACTCTTCCGTATTGATTAATATATCCAAAATTACTATCATGAATAATATCAACAATCATAAATTGTCTTTGACCACCATATCTTTTATCTCTAACATATGTAAAATATTTTACTGCTCTTCTTTCTGCTAATGTCCATCTAGCAACAGTGCTAAATCTAGTTGCTCTTGGATTGCTATTAAATGTTCCACTAAAGTCATCTATTGATACAACCCTATTTCCAACAGATTCGGTATAATCTTGTAGTATTCTATTTGAGAAGGTTATTTCGTCTGAGACTGCATCATCTACATTAACTTGTAAAGCATTCTCGGTTACCAAATCAAAATCATATACACAATTTAAATTACCAGTAGAATATATGTCATTAACTGCAGCAACATCAGATAATTCTGTAGATAATCCAACTCTAACAGAAGCAGTTGATTCTAACTGATAATCAGAAAATTTCTTAAATCCTATTGTATGATTTAAAGAAGAAACAGGATCATTCCATGTTTCCATATCAACTCTAGAGCTTATAGAGTATGAAAGATTTTGATAATAATCACTATCCTGAACTCTTTGTAAATTGGTATTAAGATATCCAGAATCAGTTTCGTGTCCTTTTTCTACCCTAGAAGTTGCATTTAGTTTAATATATGAATCAAAAGTTTTTATAGATGAAGCAAGTCCTTGAGTTCCAGAACTCAACCCTTTCAAAACATCATTAGTTACAAATCCATCAGTATTAGTAACTCTTAAAATACCTGTATTTGGATTCCAATTTTGAACAGTTCCTCTAGTGCTACTAATTGATCCTTCAACTACCTCACCTTTAGCAAAATCATTAGGTTTTAATTTAATATCAAAAGTTGGCATAAACTTCTCAGGAACAATTCTTCCAGAAGAATTAACAAAATCAAATGCACCAGCTGAAGTTCCAGGAGCTAATCCTATAAAGTAATCAGAAAGATTGTATGTAACAGTTCCAATACCACCATAATTTTCATCAACTGCTGTTATGGTAAAGAGTTCATAATCATAATCCTTAGAATTATATCCTTTAAATGATGTACCAATTCCTACACTAACACCTTCTACAAATACTTTATCACCAACTGCAATTGGGAAAGTAGTGGCAGTACTAAATCCAACAGATAGTTCTACTGTTACGTCATAATTTTCTGTATTAAATCCAACAGTAGCAATTCCAATACCATTACTATTTCTATCAGTAATAATTTTAGCAGGTGCATTACTAACACCCTTAGTATTGTTTAAAATTTCTATATTAGGATTTCCTAATGTATATTTTAAATCAGCATCTAAGACTGGTTTATTAGTTTTTCCATCAATAAGAATTAAATCTGGTGCAGAAATATATCCTCTTCCAAAAGAAGTTATTCCAACAGATTCAAGAGACATTAAAGCATCTATCTTAATAATCTGCGGTAATGCAGTATCTGGTTTTATTGTACTATCATATGGGAAATCATATCCAATATCCTTAACTTTTACTTTTTTAATTTTTCCTATTGAAGTACTTTTTGCTTCAATAATAGCACTACTACCTAATTCACTATTAATTGTTGAAATTCCAGGAAGTGAATAATAATTTTTTCCACGATCAGTTATTTCAAAATTAGAAATAGCACCATACGCAGTTGGACTATCAGTTTCATAAGATACAAAGGAAGTTGTTCCATAAGAAAGCCTTTCTGGAGGTTCTCTTAAAGTATATTCAAATTGATTTGTACCACCTATTGTAACTCTATGCTTTCCATTAAAATCACTCTCAGATAGTTCTATTTCATTTCCAGAAATAACTTCAGAATCAACAATTACTTCTCTTTTTACAGTGGGTATTGTACCTTCGATAATAGGGTCTAAAGTATAATATAGTGTTTCTGGAATATCTTTGGTAACTGCTAAAGATACTTTAGCATCAGTTGTTACTCCCACAGTCCCATTTCTTGTAACATTAAAGGTTAAAGATTCTGGAGAGGTACTCCACTGTTGTGTTAAATTTTTATCAGTATAGAAATTTAAAGCAAATGCTGGATAACTAGTGGATTGTGAAACATATCCTAATGAACTATCAGAAAGATTAAATTCAACTACAGAATTTTTATATACTTTTATTGATGGATTAATTGGATTTATTGTTCCTGCAGAAGTGCTCCCTAAACCAACAACCACTGGTTTAGATTCTTTAGAATCATATTCAGTTTGACTTAATTTAAACCTATTAGAATCAATTTTTACAATATAATAAATTCCATTATCATCTAAACCACCAACAGGACTAGATGCGGTATGAATGATTTTATCTCCTGTTTTATATCCATGATCAGTTATTGTAATTGCATTAGTAGTAGTATTAACTCCTGCAGCAGTAAATGATTTTGGATCAATTATAATTCTCCTATTATAATCATTATACTTAACGGTTACAGTCGTTACAAGACCAGAAACTACATTCATATAAACGTTTTCATAATTCAATAAACCATGACTTTGACCAGTTGAAACCGTGGCAGTTGTTCTACGAATTTCTCCAGTAATTACATCATAATTAGTCTTGAAGCTATGATAAACACCAGTACCAAGTCCAGAGAAGAATACAGTTGTACTACCTCTCTGTGTGCTTGCAATACCGACAAAAGTACCCGTACTACCTAAACCTACCTTAACAGTGGATATACCTATTAAGTCTTCTGTGATAACTCCAGCATAAAGTGTTTGGCCATCTGTAAATGTTGATATACCCGTATCAACAGCATCTGATCCATCCCATCTAACATTAAGACCAGTTCCACCATTAGGAGAATAAGTTAGTTTATCACCTGTCTTTAATCCATGATCAGGAATATAAATTGCTTTTGTTTGAATAAACTTCTGAGTTATACCAATTCCAGGATTACTAAATGCAATTGTAGTTCCAATACCAACCCCAGATCTTGTACCCAATCCCACTGAATCAGATGGATTGAAATAAATTTGATTATTTACTCTATATTCATAATCTGAACTAAATCCAGAATTAATAGTAAGTCTTCTAGGTTTTTCAAGAATTTCAGTTGTTACTGTATGAGAAACTCCTGTAACTCCATTAACAGCTCTTAAAACTCTAATTCTTGAAAGAAGAGGTTCTATATTTAATACCTTTATAGTTTCTGTTCCAATTCCAAGAAGATCATTGGATTGAAGTTTTGATAAATCTCCACGAACATCAAAATGAGTTACTATACCAGTAACACCATCCGTTCCTATAGCAACTGCAGTAGTTCCTAATCCAACTACATTAAGTTTAGTAGAAGTTATTCCAGCATTATAAATTCCTCCAATTTCTGAAGAAGTTGTAGATAATCCAGTAACCGTAATAATATCAAGATTAACCCAATTATGAGGTTCTGTAGAAACAATACTATAAATCCCTTTTTGACTTGAAGGGTATATTTCAACACTTGTTATACTACTAGTTGCAGCACTTACACTACTTACAGGTTTTCCCTTAAGTAATGAAACTCTAGCACCAGCATTCATTCCCTTAGTACCAGTATTATTAAATACTACCTTATCCCCCATTTTATAATTTTTACCACCAGTCTCAATTCCAATACTATCAACAAAACCTGGTTTCGTTGCAACAATATCTATTGTTTGTGATAATTTATTAGGTAATGGAATATATGGATAATATACTTCATCAGCATGAATTAAATTATATGGAGTTGTAACTCTACCCCATTTACTACCTTGCAGTTTATAATTATCTTGATTTGAAGAGACTAAGAAATTAAACTGATTTGGAGCCGAATAATAATTTTTACCTATTAAATAAGGGAATACTGGCAATTTATAAGTATTAAATTGTCCTCCCTGCTCTGAACCAGAATCATCAATAGTCGCAAAATAAGCATAAGTTCCAGATGGGAATTGTGGAGTAACACAAAATCTTCCATTATTTTCATCAAGAACAGTTTCATCACTTACTGCTTTATAAGTATAATCATCCGTAAAAAATCCTGCAGGAAAAACACTTAAAGGTGGTCTATTTTCCTTAAGGACAGCTTCTTCAATATACCCAGATTTCATCTGAGTTACTGTACCACCTGCTTTCTTAATATAACCATATGGACCATAAATTGGGTTACCATCATATGCATAACCAATTATTGGAGAATGGTTGTCGGATATAACTTCTTGCCCATTAACCTTTTTTAAATCTGGTTCACCATATAAAGATTTTCCTTCTTGATTGGTAGCATAAATTGTTTGTCTTAATTTTCTAGGGGCATATAAGTGACTATACTGAAGATCAAAGTTACCATCACATATAATTCCATCATCATCAGTAATTTGTTCAGTCTGATAATATTTCTCAAATAAATTAACATTCCATTTTTGAATATTAGATCTTACTTTACAGTCAGTTCCAGAATTCACAACATCAATGGATGTATTATCTCTAGAATATCCAGATCCTCCATGAATTATATTAACACTATCTAAAACATAATTAATAGTGGTTCCAATACCGACTGATGAAGCATTCCCATTAAGATCAACTACTTTTAGAATAGGTGTTATAACAGCACCTATTCCATCACCATTTATTTGTAAATTTGGAGGTGAATTGTAGTTACTACCTTTATTTTCTACAATAACTTCACTAAGTTTACCTTCAGGATTAATGATGGGTGTTAATTGTGCATTAGATCCAGATAATAAAGTTACTTCTGGTTCTCTAATAAAATTAATAATTTCAGATGCACCATATCCAACACCATTATTTGATAAATGAACAGATGTTATTTCACCTCTGATTATTGGTTGAACTTTAAGTTCAAAAGTTTCAGATCCTACTGAATTAATACCAACATCTCCACTAATATTTACACTAATATCTTGATAATTAAAAATATGAGTTCCTACACCAATACTAGAAAAAGATCTATATTGTTTTGTTTTATGATAAAAATCACTAGCCGTACTTCCTATCCCAACACTTGATAATTTAAAATTATCATTATCTACTTTAGTTACATAAAAATCAGTAGAGGTAGTAAGTCCTGATATTGGAGTTCCATCACAAGTATATGTAACAATCTCTCCAGATTCGTAATCATGATTTTCAATCTTTATTTGATTTAAAGCTGTGTTTATACCTGCAGGAACAGTGGTTCTTTTTTTGTTTTGATATCCAGTTCCACCTGAAATTATATTAATAGATTCAACTATGGATTTTTTTTCAGTTGACTTTATAAATTGCTTTCCTATACCTTTAGAAGTTAAAGTAATTGTATTAATTCCTGCAAGAACACCTGCTTCATCTTTATGAAGTCTTATTGTAGTTCCACCAGTTCCAACAAGCGCAGCATAATAAGTTGCACTAGTAGTTAATCCACCAACAACTTCTTGATTATTTGTAATATATACAACTTGCTCTGCATTTTTAAACTTATGATAAGTAGTGAATCCAATTGTAGAAGCTAAAACACCAGTTGTTCCAAGACCCACTCTAGGAGAATCTGCCTCAAAGGAAACAGAATGATCTACAGATTCCATATTTACAGATACACGAGCACCTGATCCATTTCCACCAGTAATTTTTACCGTAGGTGTTTCTTGATAATCAAATCCAGTATCAATAATTCTAATGTCTTTTAGTATTCCAGATACAGCAGCATATCCAGTAGCTCCACTACCAACAGAATCTTTAATATGTACAAATGGTGGATTAATTACGTCATAGTTTCTTCCACCAGAAAGAACATCTATACCTGTAAGTTTTCCATAATGAACCTGATCAAAAGATTTATAATTTAATATTTCTACACCATTTACTAATATACCAGTACGTCCAGGAACAGTTTCACTAACAGATCCACTATTAACAGGGGGAGAAATTTCTCTTACAAGTTTCTGAGATTGTAAAGTCTTATTATTAAATTTGTATGGGGATATTTTATTATCAGTTACAATACCAGTCCTTGATCCATCAGTATCAATATTAATAAATTTGCCATTATAAAGATTAGAACCACTTTTTGCAAATTTAACTGTAGTTTTGTTTACTCTCTTTACAAAATATAAACCCTCATCCATTAAAGATGATTTAATAACAAAATTGTCAAGTGATGATCCACTTGTAGGATCTACATATGCATCATTAACTATCTGTGGTGTATAATAAACAGCATCACCAGTATATAATCCATGATCGAAAATGGGGACTCCAGATGGAGTTGTTGTTGAGTTAGTTACAATTTCAAATTCATCACCTGAAAAACTTCCACTAAAAATAATTTTTCCATCATTAACTCCAAGTGCTTGAGAACCATAAGTGGGGATGGATGGGGATGTTACAAGTAATTTTTGTGTATTTTTTTCTTTATATACATTTTGTATATTTGTAGAATAATTTGATGCTTCAGGAAAATTAATTGCATTTGCTTTTAAAATTTGCCTTTCAACTGTATATTTTAAAGAAGTATCAATTTCTCCCTGACCCCTTATAATAAATCCACGCGCAGAAGTTAATTGCGTTATATCAGATACTGGTAAATTTCTACCATCACTACCAACCAAAATAGCAACAGATTTATCACCCAATTTAAAGTCGTGATCTGTAGTTAAAATTATTTCATATGTCCAGTCAGAACTATCTTGAAGGGTAATGCTGTCAACTTCATATACAGGAGATATATTATAAAACCATTCTCTAATTTTATACCCAGTATCTCCAATTCCTAAAGTTTTAATTTTTACAGTATCATCCGCCTCAAAAAGACAATTACTATTATCATAATCAAAAGTATCAATAACTGATGTAATTCTTACTTCAATAGTTTCATCTTGATCAATAACAGATTTTCCATATGCAAAAGTATTAATACCAATAGTCTCACCACTTAGTATAGTTTTACCAATTCCACTAAGTCCAAAAAATTGAGTTAAACTTTTTGATGTATATGAAGATATTCCTACAGTATTGTCAATATATTTAAAATGCAATTCTCCAGTAGTTCCAAATCCAACAGTTGAATCTACATCAATAACACTAATACCTGCACCAACTTCTCCAATTAATCTAGTTCTTGGACTAGTTAAAAAAGTTCCATATATAGACCCTTCCACTCTAGAATCTTTGTTATATCCTGCATCAATACTTAATTTATAAAATGTATTTCCTGCACTAACATTGATAGCCTCAACATGTGTTATAGGAGCATATGCTCTCTCAATATTATTATCTTCATATGGATCTTGGAATAATGTTGATAATTCCAAGTTCATTGGATCACCAGATATTGGTTCTACAACAAAGTCCTTTGTAACCTGATAATTTGCATTAGAGGGTGTAAAAAGAAACTCAGAAGGTCTTATAATTTTTACATTTTCATTATATAAAGATTTGAATAAAATCTCAAAACCTCTATCAGTTCCTTTACTTAAGTAAAAATCTTTTGCTTGTTTTATAAAAAGATTTTGATCAAGATCTTCGGAAAATTTTCTTTTTTCAAATCCAGGTGTAAGTTGATGTTTTGTTTTAACTAAAAATTCTTTAAGAAAAAGAGAACTTAAATTTTGTATGCTAGTCCCTTTATCATGTTTTTGTGCAGTTGTAGATTTAAATACTAATTCTTCAGGATTAGTATCACTTTGATATGAACTAACACCAACAAATCCTCTAATACATCCAGTAAAAGCAAAAGTAGTTATTCCAGTATATGTAATAATCTCATCATTAATTTTTATCAATCCATATGAATCTGGAAAACCCAACGTTCCTGTTGGATTTTTTTGCATATCAACTTGAATTGTATCATTAGAAACACCTACAGAAGCACCCAATCCAACATATTCAGTAAGACCAACTTGTTCATCAACTTTAGTATATTGATCAATATTATTAACTAAATCAATTGGACCACCTTGATATTCCTGTCCCTGATAATATGACTTTAAAAATTCAGCAACCAATGGATAGTTGGATCTAACATATCCAGGAAGCTGATTTTGAACAACGTTATTAAGCTGAATTCTTTTTGTAGACATTTTATAGTTTTTTCTATCTTAGTAGGATGTAGTTGATGTAGTTGTAGTAGGAGCTATAGCAGATCCTCCTGTTGCAGCAACATTACGTCCACCAGGACGCACTAAACTGCCGTTTGCATAACTTGAAGAAGTAATGTAATTAGAACCAGAAGGATCTAATCCAGAAGCAATTTCATCAACAACCATTTCAAAGTTACTGTTATTAATATCTAGCTGCAAATAAAGATCCTGTAATCCAATAACATCATTAGAAAGAGGACATGCTGAAATTTCAATAATAGTTTGACCATCTTTAAGCATTCCAGATTGGACATTAATTGGATTAAGAGTAATAACTCCTTGTTTATAATTAATAGTCCCTACATTTCTTTTAACAATTTTTGGAGATTGAGAATCGATTGAAGGAACAGTGAATAAAAATAAAGATCCATTTAATTTATTTGTATTAGGAATATCTGAAATATAAACATCATCTATTATTCCAGCAATTCTAAATGCAGATGATTTGATATTATATCCACTCATTCTCTTAATATAAAATTCATTACCAAAACCAATAGAATATTCTGCAAAAGAATTTAATACAACTCTCAAATCTCTTCTCATATTAATTGTTGTAATATTAGAAGTTACAGATTCATTACTATTGTCAATAAGAGATAAAAACTTACTATATTTAAACCTAGCACCATACTTATTCATTTCTGTCGATTCTGCATACTTATTAGCATTATTTTGAATAAGACTAGAAACAGATTCTGCAGATTCTGCAAGATTTGAATTAAAATAAACTTTTGAATCAACTTCAAGATAAAGATACTTCAAATCAAGTATTTCGGGAACAATTCCTGCTACTGCATACTTTTTCAATTTTAATTTTAATTGTTCTTTAACTAAATTTGGAAGAAAATCGCCAGTTTTTGGTTTTATGCTAATAAAGACCTTTCCATATTGAGGAGGAACAAGATCTTCACCTCCAAAAACAGAAATTGACTCTGTTTCTGGATAAATTCTTGCTGGAATTAATGATTCATAATCATTTGCTGTAATTGCTCTGTTTTGTGAAGCATAAATTCTTGGAGCAAACTTTCTAACCGACTCTACCGACTCAATTGTCTCACCACCAGAAGCAGTTATACCAGTTGTAAGTAAAGAAATGCCAGTTGTTACATTATAAGTGGTTGCATTGCGTGTATATTGAATTCTTCCTGAAAAATTGAAAGAACTTACCCCATTTGCAGAATCACCATTAGAAGTTATGTAATTAATTGTGATAAAATTACCATCTTCTAGTGCTTCTCCAAAAATTCCATCTCCAAAGAATATTTCATATCTTTCATCCTCAATTTCTTGTAAAAAATAAACTTTTGAGTCAGATTTTACATCAAAAAGACTATTTTGTGAATTATATTTTGTTTCTGTGGCAGAAGCTTCAGTTGGATTTACCGTAACTGTGATCAAATCAGTATCAACACCAATATTTGGTAAAATAAACTTTTGATTTGGAATTCTTGCAGAATATGTATAAGTTTGTGTTAATAATGTTCCTTCATAAATCTCAATATCATCAAAAGTTGCAATTCCATCAAGAACAGGAACCGTAATATCACTTAAAATTGAAAAAATAAAGGATTGTCCACCAAAAGAACCAGTTGATGCTGCCACTGGACCCTTTTTAAGGGTCAAAGAAGCAGGTGGAGGAGAAACTGAACCAGTATCAACAAAGAAAGATATAGTTGCTCTTGCTGCTTGTCTTGGACGGGGTGTATAACCTATATTTCTTGCTAATGAAACAATATTTTTTCTTAAAGTTGCGGTATCAATGAAGACTTCATTCGTTACCATGTTGGCATTGTATGAAGTAATGTAGGTATTATATGCTAAAACGTCTAAAATTGTTGACAGGTTAGATCCCTCGAAGTCATAATCTGTGAAATTCGAGTTAGATTTGAGATATTCTTGTAAAGTTGACTTAACTTGGTCAAAATCCAAGTTAGAAAAATTAGCTAATGGCATTTTTATCTACTAGACTGCAAAACAAACTGTAATTCTTGTGTTGGAATTTGTGATCCAATCACTTCATATGTAATAATTACATCAAAACTGTTGTTATCATAGTTTGGAAATGCTTTTACATCGTCTACTGCTACTCTTGGCTCGTAATTATCAATTGATTGTCGAATTTCATCGACAATAATAGTAGCAGTAATCTCATCTATATTCTCAAAAAGAGATTCGGTAATCCTTGAACCAAAAGATTCATTAAAAAACTTCTCTCCAGGTGTTGTAAAAACAATATTTCGTAAAGAACGGGCAATTGCGTTTTCATTTTTGATCGCAATAAGGTCTTCATTCAGTGGATTAGACTGAAATGTCATACTAATGTCTTTAAAACCTTGACTGACCCGTTCTATCGGCACGTTAATACGGCAATTATCTTTTATTTATTAAGGATTACAAACTATTGTTTCAAATAATCATCATTTGATCGTCATATTCGAGATCATCTTCTTCAAAATCTCCAAATATTTCACTTTGCACTAAATCATCACGTTTTTTAGGAGTAAGATGATCGTTTGAAACCTCTCTTAGCATCTTTTTCTTGGAGTTTTCCATAATTTTAGTATGTTTTTACTATTTAACAATAAAAAAAGGGGGATTGCTCCCCCTGTAACTTATTTTCCTTGTCCTCGGTACTTCTTTTTTGCTTTATTGCGAGAAGTTGCGGATAAAAGTGTGTTAACCGAGCGTCCTTGACGAGTTTTTTTAGGAACCGAGACGAGTTTGACGGTTCCCCATGCTCCTTGAGTGGATTTTGCCATTAAATAACCCTCATTTTCTCATGACCTACACGTATGCGAGGGTCGCACCATGTCTCAATGCCTTTTTCCTTAGCATCTAGGCAGAAAGACACGTCCTCACCACACATATCTTGTACTCCACCAGACTCAAAGACTTGCATCTTAGGAGCAAACCAAGGATATTCAAGATTCTCAAACACTCCCTTCTTAATTAACAACCATCCGAAACCAGTATAGTCAACTGTGAAAGGTTTGTTGCGTTTGCCCATAGACTCAACAGTCTCATGATTCATAACTCCCCCATTCTTACGGAAGTCATCCTCTTCTAACCAGTGAGCAACTGAGGTAGTATGTCCATCCTCTGTAGCATACCAGCCAGCTGCGATCTGTCTTTCCTCACCTTCCGCAGGGACTGCTAGATCACATAACTGCCAGAACTTCTCAGCAGTAAACACAATATCATTATCAATCCAGAGTTGGTAATCATATTCTAATTTACCATCCCAAGGTATTTGATTAGGTCCACGAAGAACATTTGCACCAAGACACTTACATCTTGCAAAGTTAACCATAGATGAATAATCTTGAGATATCTGAATGCTCATTCCTGACTGTACCATATCAAAGCACAGTTGTACAAAATTCTTCAAGAAGGTATAAGAACAACCTCTGCCAGGTAGACAGAATACAATTGTCTTACCTTTCATCCTTTGCTTAATTGCAGGGATGTCCCAACTAGGTTCTTTCTTAGTAGGGTTCTTGGCTTTAACAGTAAATCCTTTTGCCATAACTTGTAATTACTTCATTTCAATTATAGAGTAATTCTATGTATATGTCAATGATTTTTTAATTAAATCATATTCTAAATCTAACATTGATATTCCATTACCATTTAAAGTAATCCATCCACTTACAATATATTTCAAACCTTTATTTTTTTGAGATCTATGTGTATGAGTAAAAGATGCAGGCCATATAATTAATCTTCCTTCCTTTGCTTTTATATTATTAGTATATAAAAAATCTGTACCCGACTTTGCATTATTTAAATATACCATCCATACTAAAACTCTATTAGGAATTCCTCCAGTTTGTTCTGTATGCCATACCTTAAATCCAGCGTCATTACCTTCTAATTTTTTAAATGCATAATTATAATCTAATATTAAATCATCAAATTCTAAAGAAGGTTTTATATATTTTTTCCAATACTTTTCAATATAAGGAAATAGTATAGATTGAATTGTCTCAGAAACAATAGTACGATCACCATCCTTACCAAACCTTACTGGCATCTCAATTGATTTTTTTATATTCTCATCTACTATACCCTCACCATTATAATCAAAAGTTCCAGGTTTTTTTATAACATCCTTTCTTTCAAAATATTCAATCAGTTCTTTGCATTTTTTAGAACTAAGTGCATTATCATAAATTCCAATACAGTTATTCAATATGAATCTCCTCCTGCCTTTCTCGATAAATTAAAAGATATTGAGATACGAGGAGAATCTAAAGTATGCTCTTCTACACGATGAGGTACATCAGAAGGAAATATCAGTAAAGTTCCTGCAGAGCAATTTATATTTTTACTTGGAAAATCATCAAAGTTATTAAGGATTGATTGATATAAAGGTATTCTATTATGAATTAAAGAATCTTCAAATATTAATAAATTTTCGTTATTGGTAATATACCATATACATGATAAGTCTGAATTACCATGTGTGTGTTGTAAATTATAGTCTCCTTTTCCATTTACATTTAACCACCAATTCGTTACTTTAAAGTTTCTGAATGGTGAATATTTGTTTAAAATCTTTTGTATGTATGAATTATATTTAAAATCTTTCCATTCTTTAGAAGTACTTTGATATCCTCCTCTATTAGATATCTTTACATTATTAGGATTTTTTTTCTTATATTCTAATGCCCAATCATATGCACCCTCTGGTAAAGAATTTTCAGATACCCATAAAGGAGTTGCAAATAATGTATGTAATTCCATTAGTAAGAATCTCCTCCTGGAGGTTCTGCGAATATTCTCACAGGTCCACCAACACCTACAGTGGGGGCAGCTCTCTCATAACTTAAATCATCTGCGTCGTAATCTGTCTTTAACAATCCTACCATGACGTTGAGTAGTTCCCATGTCTCCTCAAATTCGTCTTGTTTTAAATTATGGTATAAGCACCTGTCTTTTGCATATATGTGATACGTTATAATATTTTCCTTTTCAGACTCCATTTTTTCTGGGGGATTTTTTTATATAGCAAACCTGAGAAGGTCAAAAAAATTTTTCGAGAAATTTATATATAGCTCTCGAATTCGGTTCGTTGTAGGTTAGACACTTTCGATTTTTATAAACGCAACGCCCGCACCGCACAATATAACATAGGGGGCATAATAACTGTCTAAACTGTCAAGAACTCATAAGCACACTAAGTGTATATTATTATTATACAATATGATGGGCAGAGTGTCAATAACCCTGCCCATATTACGTTTACTAATTGTTACTTATAGTGCTGTATCTTTCACCTCCACAATATCATCCAGAACTGCCAATATTTCCTCACCATTGTTTGCATTTTCTAGCAAGAATTCTGCAAAGTTCGGTGATACATTGTTCACGTAATCTGCCATAATAAATTGATAATAACTGTGAGTAAATTAAGAGTGTCTGACCCTTACATAAGAGGGACACTTTATGCGCTTCAGTTATAATAATTCAATGGACAATCTACATCCTCTATGTAACACTTACAGTCCTCATTCTCATGAATTTCTAATACTTTCTTCCAGTCAATTTGCCGTGGGTTTAAGTCATCTTCCACGTCTAATTCTAACGTTATTCTATACTTTCTCTTCTGTCCGTAATTGTAAGAAACTGACATGAGATTAGAGGGGTAAGAGTGTTACTTTGTATTCTAAATCACCTGTGGAAAAATGTCAAGAATTATGATAATATTATGTATAAATCTTGATATTTTAAAAATTGCAATACCCTCACAAAATATAAACGAGGGTTTGACAATTTAGAGCAGTTCGTGTTATAATCTGCTCGGTAAGATCACTATAAAAACTAACATTAATTCCACATTATTTCCACACTAATTGAT